CCCTTACGATCGATCGCAATCAGTTCATTCGATAATTTTTTATAAAATGAAATTCGATCCTTAAGCATGAACTCTGTCTTCGCGATTCGCGATTTTTGGACATTTGAGAATACCCCTCGGCCTGCGGTATTCAGGCAAACTAATGAACATTCAGGCGATGCCATTGGGCATACATTTATACCCATCGAATTGCCCGTGAATGGCGATAAGTATAGAATGTATGAGTTAATTTTGTTCTTCGCCAATTTTGCGTTGGTTGATCCTGGGGATAGTAATTTCATGATTTATTATTTTTTGTTATTTGAATACATTAAAAATATGAATTAATGATCATTATAACAAAAAAAATAGCGTAATAATGTGAAAATATTCGGGAAAAATTGCACATAATTATAATAATCTTTGACTCACAATCTCATAAAATCCAATGGCGAGACCATCCGAGTATAATTTTGATATGGCGATTGAAATTTGCCAAAAAGTAGCATCCGGATTAAACGTAATTGATGTTCTCAATTCAGATTCGCGCTATCCTGAGTTTCCAACATGGTGTTCGTGGAAAAGGAACAACAGGGAATTACTTAAGGCATACCTCCAGTCGATGCAGGATAAGGCCGAGCGGGAAGACAAGGAGATAGCATTGATGCTTGATAAATTGGAATCGCGTGAAATTGATCCGGCATCGGCAAATGTCATAATCAACGCTCGCAAATGGAGAGCAGCGAAATACTATCCTAAATTTTTCGGAGATAGTGCGAAATTATTACTTGTAGGTGATGATGATGATACCGGATCCGTTTCTATCGAGATAATTAGAAAAACCCCTGAGTGAATGCAATAAACGACTATTATGTTAAGTAGCCTATAAAGGTATAGGGTGGTAAAAAAAACAAAATTATCCTGGCGGCCTGGCGGCCTCACTACCAAATCTGACAATCGTTAAAAAGTTCTTTTGGTTGAAAACAAACTAACGAATGTTACATAGTATATTTTCTGACAAGTGTTGAATAGTTCTTTTGGGTTAAAGCAAACTAACTGCTCCATAATCGGGCATAGCCTGACTGCTGCCTTTCCTGATAAAAATTTCTTCTCATCTCTGGCAAGCAGAAAATACAGACCAACATAGTTTTTGAGTTGTTACAGGAAAGTGACAAGCGTATAACCGTGATGCAGGGTGGTACTCGTTCGGGCAAGACTTATAATATTTTGATTTGGTATATAATCAAGTTATTGAATGAGAGGGACAAGGTTTTGAGTATTGTTCGTCAGAGTTTACCATCGATTAGGGGTACGGTTATGCGTGATTTTATAGATATTTTGGATAGGATGGGTTTGTACAAGGAGGAGAATCATAACAAGACAGAGAATGTCTATATGTTGGGTACTAATATCATAGAGTTTGTGAGTATAGATTCTCCACAGAAGATCAGGGGAAGGACGAGGAATTATTGTTTCATCAACGAGGGTAATGAGTTGAGTTACGATGGTTGGTTGCAGTTGGTTATGCGTACTAAGGAGAAGGTGGTTATAGATTACAATCCATCGGATACTACGAGTTGGATATACGATCATGTGATACCTCGTAATGATGCTGATTTTCATATTACGACTTACCGGGACAATCCTTTTTTGGATAAGGATATTGTTGATGAGATTGAGCGGTTGCAGCAAGCTGACGAGAATTATTGGAGGGTGTATGGGTTAGGTCAGCGGGGTGTTAGTCAGAACATGATTTATACTCATTGGAAGCCGATAAGTATTATTCCTCATGCTCACAAGTATTGTTATGGTTTGGATTTTGGTTTCCGCAATGAGACTGCGTTGGTGAAGGTATTGGTTCGTGATGGTGCGTGTTATGTTCAGGAGATGTTGTATGAGAGGGGTTTGACTATGGATGATTTGGTAGCCAGGTTGCATCAGTTGGAGGTCAGCAAGCGGGATGTGTTGTGGTGTGATTCTGCTGAGCCTAAGAGTATTGAGCATATACGCAGGATGGGTTTTAATGCGAAGGGTGCGGTCAAGAAGGAGAGTGAGGGTATCCGCAAGGTTCAATCGATGCCATTATTTTTAGTTGAGGGCAGTCATAATTTGGTTAAGGAGATAAAGTCATATAAATGGCAGACGGTGAGTGGTAGTGACGGCAAGTTTCCTGATGTGGAGAAGCCTGTCAAGCTTGCTGACCATGCTATGGATGCTATGCGTATGGCGATACATTCAGAGACGAGTAAAAAGATGTTAAGTTGGGTTTAATTGATAGACTTTTGGGGCGGTCGTTAAATGTTCCCGTGGGTGATAGTGTTAATCAGAAGAATGCTCTTTTCAATACGGCGGTGTCGAATCCGAATCCTTTTGCGCAGAGTTATCCGAGGTTTCAGATTATTGGTGGTCGTGCGGTGATGGTGAATGAGGATTTTGAGGGTAACATCAGGGATAGTTTTGAGTCGATTGGTGTGGTTTATAGTATCATAGATATTATGACCAAGAAGATCAGTACTATTCCGAGGTATTTGTATCAGGTTAATTTGAATCAGCAGCAGAAGTTGGCTAAGATTAAGACTTATAGTCAGCAGACGATAGTGTCGAAGAAGATGTTGACGAAGGGTTTATCTGATATCCATGTGCATCCTTTTTTGGATTTGTTGAACAATCCCAATTCTCATCAAACGTCAGGTGAGTTCATCAAGCAGTTATTTGGCTATCGGTACATCACCGGAAATACTTTCATTCGCATCAATTGCGGTCAGTCTCCAGGTACTCCTATTACGGGCAAGTCCAAGCCGGTGGAGTTGCAGATATTGCCATCGCAGTACATTCAGGTGTTGACTGATTTTCAAGACCCGTGGAGTGTTATAGGTTATAGGCTACGTCAGGGGGCGATCATTGATTTTGATCCTTCGGAGATTATACATTTTAAGTATCCAAATTACGATTTCAATGTTGTTGGCAAGACTCATTTGTATGGGATGAGTCCGTTGAAGGCGGCTACGTTGGACATTACGGCGGCCAAGTATTTGAAGATGGCGCAGGCAAGTCAGGCTCAGAATGAGGGGGCGAAGGGGTTGTTGGTTAGGAATGATGATTTTGAGTTGAGTGAGGAGCAGCGTGATTTGGTGCAGGAGCGTGTTGATCAGGAGATTAATGGTGCGATGAACAAGGGCAGGAGTGTGGTGACCAATGCTAATATTAGGTGGGAGCAGATAGGTATGAGTGCGCAAGACATGAAGTTGGTGGAGACTTTTCAATTGGGCAAGGAGGATATTGCGAACATATACAATTTTCCAATCCATCTGTTGAGTTCGGTGACGAGTACGTTATCTAATTTGGATACGAGTGTTAAATATCTCACGACCAATACTATTATGAGTGATTTGGTTGATTTCAGGGATATGATTAATGTTTTCATCAAAAGATTTTACGGGGAAAACTTGTGGTATGAGTTTGACATTAGTGATATGCCTGAGTTAGCTGATGACATGAATAAAATGGCTCAGAGCATGAAGGATTGGTATTGGATTACGCCCAATGAGAAGAGGATGCTGACGAAATGGGAGGAGCGTGTCGATCCTAATATGGACAAGATATATGTGCCGAGTGGTTATGTGCCGATAGAGAGGTTGAATCAGGACCCTTTTGGTCAGGCTTTGGCGCAGCTTGGTGGCAGTACCGGTCAAACAGGAATGAATGATTACAATAACGGACAAGCTACGCCAGGTACTTGAGCGTAGGTTCTTTAATGTGCTATATGGCGAGTTGTTGAGGATATTCCTTGCTGCCGCCGATCAGGTGATGATAATAGGAACGGTTTACGATCCTTATAGTTCTTTCAATTTGGAATTACTTATTGCCGAGCAGTTGTATTCCATAGGCGTTGTAGGGTTGTATATTTTGAGTCAATTATCCTCACGTTCTTATTCGGCGAGTCTGTTCAGGTGGAATCGGGATGTGCGGATGGCGATGTACTCAGGTAATATGGAGGTAGCGAAGGGCATTGACAAGTGGGCGAGGGGGCAGATAGGCAAGATCATTGATGACGGGGTTGCCAATGCGTTGTCTAAGGAGGAGATATCGAGCAGGATCAGGGTTGTGGGGAGACAGATTAGTGCTACCAGGGCGGGGAGGATATCTACCACGGAGGCAACCCGCTCTGCATCGATAGGGATGATGCTTGCTGCCAATGATTATCCATACGAGATGGACAAGCATTGGGTAAATCAGGATGATGCGAGGGTTAGGGTTAGTCCATTCTCCCATCATTTTAACATTGATTTGGGCATTCCTCTTGGGGCGGCTTTTTTTAATGGTGAGAGCATTCGTTTTCCGGGTGATC